ATCTGACGACCGCTAAAGGAGAAGGGAGAGGCGAATAGATAAACTCAAGTCCTCATAGCTCTACCGAGTCTGAGGAGTTTATAGGTGTACATCAACGCCCATCAAAACTCTTAAACTTTGTAAACTTGATAAGGACTTGTTTAGTTTGTCTGTTTAGCGTAGGCAAAGAGAAGATTTAAGTAGACATGGGTGGACTCTTTTAGCACTTCAAAGTTAATCAAAGGCGAGTAGGAACTTTGAAGTGCTAAAATGGGGTGGTCACATTTTACTAGAACTTGTTAGTTTATATGGTCTTGGGAAGGACTCCCAAGTTCTAGGGGGAGGCAGGAGACCACCCCAGTCCACCCATGTATCTATAGCATACTCATACAAAATCTAGCAGTTTCTCCGTCAACCAGATTTGCCCGTAAGTAGTTTACACTAACTTCAAAGGGGCTAGTTATTTTTAATCGGTATGGATAGTTTTTGGGTGGGTGTTTTTGAGGTAAGTAGAACTACTTAGTTGCCCTCAATAATGGCTATATGCACCCGGGGGGAGCACTAAAGTTATTATAGTGTTGGATTTTGATTTTGTCAAGAGGGTTGACAAATTTATTTCCGAAGTATATACTAAGCCTATGGCAATGTTACCAACTCAGTCTAATCAGACCCAAAGAAAGCTTACAGAAAAGCAGCAATCCTTTTTGGAACACCTTGTTGAAACGCAAGGAGATGCTAAAAAGGCTGCTGAGTTAGCAGGTTATACAAGTCATTATCATCATGTGGTTAAGACCCTCAAGAATGAAATACTTGAACTAACTCAGGAAATCTTGGCAAACTCTGCACCTAAAGCAGCATTTAAGCTTGTCGAGATTATGGAGTCTAATAGACCTATAGTACAAGCTAATAATAAACTATCAGCAGCTCAAACGTTGTTGGATAGGGTTGGAGTTAGTAAAATAGATAAGTTAGACGTTAATCACAACTTAAACAGTGGTATCTTTGTCATGCCTGATAAAGCCCCACTGGATTTACCAGAGGAAGATTATGAAGATATTTCTGACAGAGATTGAAGAAAAAGGCAAAAAGTATGCAGGACCTAATATAGTTGCAGAAAACTTAGCAGAAGCTGAGGAAGCAGCTAAAGCAAATAACTTAAAAGTAGTAGGGGAGTTTGTTGAGTTGGTTGTTGGTAGTGGGTTAATGCATTATTTAGAAGAAGAAATACACAACAAGGATAGGGTGTTACACTAATGGCAGTAAAGAAAAAAAAGAAAAGTACAGTAAACAAAGCAGGTAATTACACAAAACCTACTATGCGTAAAAGATTATTTAATAAAATCAAAGCCGGTAGCAAAGGTGGTCGAGCAGGACAATGGTCCGCACGAAAAGCTCAAATGTTAGCAAAACAATATAAAGCTGCCGGTGGCGGTTATAAATAATGAGTCGCCCTCAACAAACACAACAAGTAAATTTTGTTGACTTAGCAGAACTAATTAGGCAACAACAGCTACAATGCAATGGCTAGAAAACGTAAAGACCCTAAAGTAGGTACAGGTAAAAAGCCTAAAGGCTCTGGCAGACGTTTATATACTGACGAGAATCCTAAAGATACTGTTAGTATTAAGTTTGCTACTCCAGCAGATGCTAGAGCAACAGTAGCTAAAGTAAAAAGAATTAAAAAACCTTTTGCTCGTAAGATACAGATATTGACTGTTTTAGAACAACGAGCTAAAGTATCTGGTAAAACTCAACAAGCAGCTATAGCCAAACGAGGCAAAGAAGCAATTAGGAAAAAACATGGCACTAAAAAAGTCACAAAGAAGTCTTAGAGCTTGGACTAAACAGAAATGGCGAACTAAATCAGGTAAAAAGTCTTCAGAGACTGGAGAACGCTATTTACCTGAAGCAGCTATTAAAAGCCTTACTCCGCAGGAGTACGCTGCGACTTCTCGAAAAAAACGCAAAGATACCAAAAAAGGTAAACAATTTTCTAAACAACCTAAACGAGTTGCTAAAAAAGTACGTAAATATAGGAAAGTATCATGAGTAAAAAGAAAGACCCAAGACTTGCCAGAGCTGGAGTTTCAGGTTATAATAAACCTAAACGAACTCCGGGGCATAAAACTAAATCACATATAGTTGTTGCTAAGGAAGGCGATAAAATAAAAACTATTCGTTTTGGACAACAAGGTAAAAAAGTTGGTACAGTAAGTGGTACAGCAGGTAAACCTAAAGCAGGAGAGTCTGCAAGAATGAAAGCTAAACGTAGAAGTTTTAAAGCTAGACATGCTAAAAATATTAAAAAAGGAAAGATGTCAGCAGCATATTGGGCTGACAAAGTAAAATGGTAAAATTAACAGAAAAAGAAATACAGCTTATAAATAATATATTATCTGAAGACTAATATGCCTTACGCAGGACATTTTAAAGTAAAATCAGCAGCTAAACGTAATCGTATGGCTCGTAATAAAGCTCGAGGTCAAGTAGTTAGTGATAAACAGATTGCTGATAACTGGGATAAAATTTTTAATAAAACTAAAACACAGGAGCAAAAATGATAGATGTAGATTTAGTCATTATTGTATTAATAATATTAGGAGTTGGTATTTTTGCTATTAAAGCTAAATACCCACAAAAATATGAACAAGTTAAAGAAATTTTACAGGACTACTGGGAAAATCTTAAAACTTATTTCGATAAATAATTGTAATGGATATATTACCTGACGGTTATATTCGTAAAAAATCCTCAACCATACCTTTTGGGTATGAAGAGGATGGTATGATTGAAGGCTATTTAAAACCTATTCCTCAACAATTATCAGTACTAAAAGAAGTAGCTGAAGCTGTATTTCATGGTGAAATTAGTTTAGGTATTGGAGTTGATTGGTTAGAAGCTGAAACAGGTAAGAAACTTTCTCGTATGGGTTTAAAAAAATATGTAGATAAGAAGTATGGAAGATTGGGAAAAAAATCCTGAAAAGTACTTGACAAACCCTGATGGGAGCTATATACTTAACAAAGACGGTACTCCACGCAAAAAGGGGGGTAGACCTAAAAACTCAGAACTATCTGATATTCAATTAGCTTTAAGAGCTAAAAAGAAATTAGATAGAAAAAGTACTAAAGTAAAAAAGCTAACTAGAAGTTTAGCAAAAGTAAAAAAAGAAGTAGAAGCAGAAACTAAAGCTTTAACTTCTAATGTTCTAACAAAAGAAGAAACAAAAGTTCTTCCAGATGAATTACAAGAACATTTAGATACTACTGGGTCTCATGTGGCATTTATGCCGAATGATGGACCACAGACAGATTTTTTAGCTGCAGCCGAAAAGGATGTACTTTATGGTGGAGCAGCAGGTGGTGGTAAAAGCTTTGCAATGCTTATCGACCCACTAAGGTATTGTGATAAGTCAGCTCATCGAGCTTTAATACTTAGAAGGTCAATGCCAGAGCTCAGAGAGCTTATAGATAAATCTAGGGAATTGTACCCAAAAGCATTTCCCGGAGCTAAGTTTAGAGAAGTAGAAAAGTTATGGAACTTTCCTTCAGGAGCTAAAATAGAATTTGGATTTTTGGAACGAGATGCAGATGTGTATCGTTATCAAGGACAAGCCTATAGTTGGATTGGTTTTGATGAAATAACACATTTACCAACAGAGTTTGGTTGGAACTATCTAGCATCTAGGTTAAGAACAACCGACCCAGCACTGCCAACGTATTTACGTTGCACGGCTAACCCCGGAGGAGTTGGTGCACATTGGGTTAAAAAAAGGTATGTTGAACCTTCAGACCACAATAAAACATTTATTGGTAATGATGGTTTAACTAGAAAGTTTATTCCAGCAAGATTACAGGATAATCCTTTTCTTGCAGAAGACGGAGAGTATGAAAGAATGTTACTCTCATTACCAGCAGTACAGCGAAAGCAACTGCTAGAGGGTAACTGGGATATTAGTGAAGGTGCAGCCTTTGCTGAGTTTGACCCTAACATTCATGTTATACCTCCTTTTGATATTCCTACATGGTGGGAAAGAACAAAAGGAATTGACTACGGTTATGCTTCGGAAAGTTGTTGCCTTTGGGCAGCAGTAGACCCAGAAGATAAAACGATTATAGTTTATCGAGAACTATATCAAAAAGGTCTTACTGGTGAAGTCTTAGGTGATAGAATAACTGATTTAGAAATGAATGAAGTTAAATCTATTACTGGAGTCTTAGATACTGCAGCATGGTCAAGAACAGGATATACAGGTCCTACGATTGGTGAAATACTAATTAAAAAAGGACATAAACTCAGAAGAGCTGATAAAAATAGAATAGCTGGTAAAATACAAATACACGAACATTTGCGACAAAATAACGAAACAGGTAGACCAAGATTGCAAATAACAAGTAGTTGTGTTAATTTAATAAAAGAATTACAAAGTCTACCATTAGCGAGTTCTAATCCAGAGGATGTAGATACTCATTCGGCTGACCATGCTTATGATGCTTTGCGTTATATGATTATGGGTAGACCTAAATTAGACCATCCTTATGATAGGATGTTAAGAATAAAAACATCTGGATATGTACCTTCAGATGATAAATTTGGATATTAATGGCAGACAACGAAAATACATTTTTAAACGCAGATAATATCTACGAAGAAGTAGAGGGTGAAGCTGGTAAAAATTTAAATCTTGAAGAAGACCAACGTATAAATTTAGTTGGTACAATTCTTGATAGATTTTACAAAGCAGAAGATGCTCGAAGGTCTGATGAACGTAGATGGTTACGAGCTTACGAAAATTATCGTGGACTTTATGGTAAAACTGTAAAGTTTAGAGAATCTGAAAAATCTAGAATATTCGTTAAGATAACTAAAACAAAAGTACTTGCTGCTTTTGGACAATTAGTAGATGTTATTTTTGGTACAGGTAAATTTCCTATAGGTATTTCTGAAACTAAATTACCAGAAGGTGATAAAGAAGATGCCTTCTTAGATGTTAATAATCCTAATCCTTCTATAGAATCTGGTAATGTACCTGATAATATTGGTAATAGAATAGAAGATGAACCAGTTGAAAGTATTTATGCTTATGGTTATGAAGGAGATGGTAAAGTTTTAAAACCCGGTGCTACTATTGGTACTGGAATGTTTGAAAAAAGTATTGAAGAACTAGCTGATGAAGCTGGTATTTTAAAAGAAGGTTTAACACCTGACCCATCTATTATGGAAATATCTCCAGCACAAAGAGCTGCGAGAAGAATGGAAAAATTAATCCATGACCAAATAGAAGAATCGAATGGTTCATCAGAAATAAGAAATGCACTTTTAGAATCTGCATTACTTGGTACAGGTATTGTTAAAGGTCCATTTAATTTTAATAAAACTTTAAATAGATGGACTTATGATGAAGAAGGAGAAAGAAAATTTAATCCTCTTGAAGTTAGAGTACCAAGAATAGAATTTGTAAGCTGTTGGGATTTTTACCCAGACCCTGCAGCAACTAATATAGATGAATGTGAATATGTAATACATAGACACAAAATGAATCGTAGTCAATTAAGGCAGTTAAGAAACATGCCTTTCTTTGATAAAGAAGCTATTAGAGAATGTTTAAGACTAGGAGCTAACTACGAAGAAAAAAGTTTTGAAGCTCAACTAAAAGATGATTCTACTGTTGATGAAGAATACTCTTCAAACTTTGAAGTCCTTGAATACTGGGGTATTATGGATGCAGAGTATGCTAGAGAAGTTGGTATTGATTTACCTGATAGTGTAGATGATTTAGATGAGATACAGATAAATGCATGGATATGTGGTAATAAATTATTACGAGCAGTAATAAATCCATTTACACCTTATCGTATTCCATACAATGCTTTTCCTTATGAAAGAAACCCCTATAACTTTTTTGGTATAGGTATCGCTGAGAATATGGATGATTCTCAACAGATTATGAATGGTCATGCTCGGATGGCTATTGATAATTTAGCATTAGCTGGTTCATTAGTATTTGATGTTGATGAATCGGCTCTTGTTGGTGGACAGAACATGGAAATATATCCGGGTAAGATATTTAGAAGACAAGCAGGAGTACCGGGTCAGTCTATATATGGCTTAAAGTTTCCTAACACTGCACCAGAAAACATGATGATGTTTGATAGGTTTAGACAGTTAGCAGATGAACAAACAGGTATTCCTAGTTACTCACATGGACAAACTGGAGTACAAAGTATGACACGAACTGCTTCTGGTATGTCAATGTTACTAGGAGCTGCTAGTTTAAATATTAAAACAGTTATTAAAAATCTTGATGACTTTTTATTAAAACCATTAGGAGAGGCTTACTTTCAATGGAACATGCAGTTCTTTGAAGGTGAGGTAGATGTGGTAGGTGATTTAGAAGTTAAAGCAACTGGTACAAATAGTTTAATGCAGAAAGAAGTTAGAAGTCAAAGACTAACAATGTTTTTACAAACTGCACAAAATCCAACTATTGCACCTTTTGTTAAAATATCTAAATTGGTTAGTGAACTTGCCTATAGCTTAGACTTAGACCCTGATGAAATCTTAAATGACCCAGAAGAAGCAGCTATGATGGCACAAATTATAGGAATGCAAAATGCTGGACAAAACACAGGCGAGGAAGCTCAACCCGGTAGTCAACAACCCACAGGTGTGGGAAGTGCTGGTGGAGTACCTCAAGGAACGCAAAATGTTGGAGTTACAGGCACTGGCGGTGGCAACATCGGAATCGGAAATGTTCCGGTTGCAGGGGAAGATAGCTTCTCTGGTACACTTAGAGGCTCTGCCCCAACAGGTCAAGGAGGCTCTGAATAGAATAGAGGAATAAATATGGCTAAAAGAAAAATAACAGAACCTGCACTTTTACAACAAAAAGGAAATAAAAAAGATACTTTTCAAGATAGAATGGACCGTTTAATTGGGCAAAGTCCATTTGAAGAAAGAAATCAGTTAAGACGTCAATTACAAGATGAAATTTATTTAAAAGTTATAGGCAACGAAAAACAAAAAGAACTAGAAAGTCGTTTAGAAAAATTATCAAATCGTGATTTTTTTATGTCTGAAAATAAAGAATATTTAGCTAAAAGAAAAGATTATTTGGATAAAATTAAATTTAAAATGGAAAAAGATGCATTAGATAAACGTGGTGAAACTATTCAAATGTTAAATGAAAGAGATAAAAATCAAGAAGGTGGATTACTTTCAGACGACAGAGAAAAGTTTGTATTTGGTGCGAGTGCATTAGCTAAAATAATAAATAATTTAATTAAAAAATCTTCTACACCTAAACAATTTAAAAATGATAAAGTTATTAAAGAATTAGATAAAACAGTAGAGTATCATCAAAATCGTATAAAAAATCATGACTATGAAGCTGAAATAGAATCTATTGGTAGAGATGAATTAACTAATGAAGAATTAATGGAATTAAGTCCTGAGTTTGATAAATTTGAAATAGAAAATATTCTTAGAGAAAAAGATGACTTAATTAAAAGAGCAATAAAAGAAAATAAAACTCCTACTCAAATATTAAAAGAATTGCAACCTCAAGAACTTGAAGAATTTCCAAAAAGAAGTCCACTTAATGTTGGTGGTGAATTACAAAATCCTGAAAAAGCTGATTTAGATAATGATGGTGAACTATCATCTTATGAAGAAGCTAGAGGTAAAGCTATTGAAGAAAACATGCGTGATAAAAAAGCTATAGGTGGACTTGGTGGAATATTTGGAAGTGTAATAAATTCAGTAAGAACTAATCCTCAAATGAGAAAAAAACTTGGTATGCCTGAATTAGAAACAGATGAATATGGACAATTAAAACCTTTACCTCCAGCAAGAATAAGTGCACAAGTAGGTGGCATGATGATGGATGACCAAATGGCAGACATGCTGGAAACAGAAGAACCATCTAATATGGATAATCAAATGGCAGATATGATGCCAGAAGAAAAAACAGCAGAACAAAAAGCTATTGAAAAAGCACAAGCTCCAGATGAAGAAATGGAAGAAAACTATGTAGACTTTTTAATAGATGAAGCATTAGATGATGAAGAAGAAGAAATGCTAATGAAAGAATTACAAGCAAATCCAAAACTTAGTATGTTGTTTGACAAAGTTATGGAAGTTGCAATGGAATTTTCAGGCTCAGGACCTGTTGAAGGTCCGGGGTCAGAAGTCTCCGACAGTATACCCGCAAGGCTATCTGACGGTGAATTTGTCTTTACTGCAAAGGCTGTAGATGTTTTAGGAGTTGACAATTTAATGTCACTAATGAAACAAGCTGAAGCTCAAGCAGACGAAAGACAAACAGCTCAAGACGGTGGGCTAATGGAAGAAGAAGATACTGTTATGCCGGTTGAACAACAACCAGTTAGACAGGATATTCGAGTTACTAAAGAAACAGTTGGTTCTCAAGCAGCAATGCAAGAAGAAGACGATTTAGTTGGTGATGAGATTAAAAAATCTATGCTTTCTAATAGACCATACGTTAGAAGCTAGGCGATAAAGCTACCCTGTTACAGGCACTTTATCTTATTTAAACTGAAAGGCGACCTTTACAAGACAAGCCCTGCAAGTGCACACGCAGCTACCTTGTTAAACGAAGCCCTGAGTAGGAGTACAAAATGACAGAAGAAGTCAAAAATGAGGAACAGCCAAATCCTTATAATTTAAAAAAATCTTGGCACGAAGGAAATGATAAACCTTTTCAATCAGCAGACCAGCTTTACTTTGAAGAGCCATCTGAAAAAAATAAATTATTTAAATCAGGTGATGTTAATGAAGCAGAGCAGGTTGGTAATGTTGAAGTAGATAATTTGGAAGCTAAGGATAGTCCTTATAAAAAACCAGACTACAAAAAACGTTACGATGATTTAAAAAAACATTATGATAGTAAACTTAATGAGTTTAAAATCAGAGAGCAAGAGCTTTTAAATGAAGCAGCTAGTAATAGACCAGCTTATCAAGCTCCTAAAACTGAAGAAGAACTTGAAGAGTTTAAAACAAAATATCCTGATGTTTTTGAGGTTGTAGAAACAGTAGCTCATATGCAAAGCGAATCTAAGGCAAAAGTTCTAGAAGAACGTCTTAGTCAACTCCAAGAACGTGAAGCTCAAATGTTAAAACAATCTGCAGAAGAAAGGTTAATGGAAAAACATCCTGATTTTGATGAAATTAGAAACAGTGATGACTTTCATTCATGGGCAAAAGAGCAACCCCAGTCTATACAAGATTGGATTTATAATAACTCTAATAACCCTGATTTAGCTAGTCGTGCATTGGATTTATTTAAAAAAGACTTAGGAATAGAAGCTGCTCCAAAAAAGACAACTTCTAAAAAGACTAAATCTGCTGCTGATATGGTATCTACTAAAACAACAAGTGTAGAACCTAAACAGGAAAAGATATGGTCGGAAAGGGAGATTGCTGCAATGAGTATGGCTGAGTTTGATAAACACGAAGCTGAAATAAGCGAAGCTATGCAACAAGGCAGAATCACAAAATAAACTATAAATACACAGGAGTATTATCATGGCTCAATTTTTTGAACCTTCAACTGATACTGATGCAAACTTTGCGAACTCCGTAAGTGGACAAACTAATAGTTTCTTTTTACCTTCGATTTACTCTAAAAAGGTTTTAAACTTTTTCAGAAAAGCATCGGTGGTTGAAGCTATTACTAACACCGACTATGCCGGTGAAATATCTGCTTTCGGAGATTCTGTAAAGATTATCAAAGAACCTGTAATCTCTGTATCGGATTACACTAGGGGTTCTGATACTACTGCTACTAAATTAACTGACCAAGAGTTAACTTTAGTTGTAGATAGTGCAAAGGCTTTCAAATTCATCGTAGATGATATTGAAACTAATATGTCACACGTTAACTTCAAAGAAGTAGCAACTTCTTCTGCAGCTTACGCATTAAGAGATTCTTATGATGCTGCAGTAATCGCTGCTATGTTCTCTGGATTGTCTGCTTCCTCACCTGACCACACAATAGGTGCGGATGCTGCTGCTGCTACTCAAACTATGGGTCAGCATCAAGGTGGTTCTAACTCTGTCGACCTTACAGGTTCTGACGGTACTGGAACTGACCCACTTGACATGATGGCATTTATGGCTAAATTGCTAGATGAGCAAAACGTTCCTGAAGAAGGAAGATGGTTCGTTGCACCACCTTCATTCTACAATGAACTTTCTCAATCTGGTTCTAAGTTAATGTCTGTAGACTTTAACGCAGGTCAAGGCTCTATAAGAAATGGTCTTGTATCTAGTGGTAAACTAAGAGGATTTGACATGTACAAATCTAATAATGTTGCTGCTACTAGCACATGTACTGGCAAGGTTCTTGCTGGACACATTTCTTCTACTGCAACTGCTCAAACTATCATCTCAACTGAGGTTTTAAGAGACCCTAGTTCTTTTGGTGATATTGTAAGAGGATTGCATGTATACGGAGCTAAGGTCCTTAGACCAGAAGCTTTAGTTGGTGCTTTCTACACAGTAGACTAAATATAATTGGGGGAGTCTTCGGACTCCTCCTTTTTAGGAGAACAACATGGAAAACAAAATTATGTATTACGAAACTATTCATCAGAAAGAAGAAAAGTGTTCTGAGATGGTAGGTCACAATACTATGAGATTCAAATACGAAGAATCTAAGGGAGAAAAATAATGTACGGAATGGACAAAAAGAAAAAAAAGAAAATGATGTACGGTGGTTCTGCTCGTAAGAATATGAAACACGGTGGTCCTCACAATAAAATGGACAGAATTGGCATGGCTATGGGCGGTGCTATGGATGTACAAAAACCTAACTAAAATGAAAGTTGCAGCTCCAAAAGGTTATCACTGGATGAAGCAGCCAAATGGCAGTTATAAACTAATGAAGCACTCTGGAAAGTTTGTTAAACATAAGGGTGCTTCATTAAAAGCAGATTTCAAAATACAAAAAGTTCATAAAAAATAATGGCAACTACATATTTAGACTTAACTAATGAAATACTTAGGGAACTAAATGAAGTTCCTTTAACTTCTACAAACTTTGCAAGTGCTGTAGGTTTTCAACAGTTTGTTAAAGATGCTATAAACAAAGCTATCTTTGACATAGCAAATGAAGAACCACAGCTACCATTCTTTTCTGCAGGATTAAGTGGAGCAACAGACCCGTTTTACGGTAATACAACTGTTGCGACAGTAGCTGGACAAAGATGGTATACATTAAAAGCTGATAGTTCTAGTATAACTACAGACTTTGCATCTATTGATTGGGATGATTTCTATATTACAACAATCAATGTTTCTGGAGAATCAGCTCCGTTTGTTTCTAATGGGTTAAAACATATTAACCTTGAAGAGTGGCGAAGATTTTTAAGAGACCCAGAAAATTCAGATGATGCAAATACACAAGCTTATGGTGAGCCTAAATATGTATTTAAATCTCCAGATAGTAGAAAGTTTGGGTTAAGTCCAATACCAGACAAAGTTTATAATGTACACTTTTATGCATTTAACAGACCAACAGCATTAAGTGCTTTTGGTGACGAAATAGTTTTTCCAGAACAATACAGTAATGTAATTACAGCTAGAGTTAGATATTATGTGTGGCAATTTAAAGAAAGTCCACAACAAGCTGCATTTGCATTAGAAGATTATAAAAAATCATTAAAACATATGAAGTCAAGTTTAATTAATCCTACCCCAAGAGCTATGGTAGATGACAGACTTTATTATTAATTTATGGCACGTTCACAACCATATACAGTAGCATGTTCAGGAGGTTTAGTTACCGCATCAAATGCTATTGATTTACTTAAAACTCCCGGTGTAGCAACTGAGTTAAAAAACTTTGAAGTTTCTACTAAAGGTGGTTATAGACGTATTAATGGCTTTACAAAATTTGGTGGTGGTAGTGCAGTACAACCTACTGGAGGTACAGCAACTATTTTAGGTGCAATACCCTATGCAGATGGTGTAGTTGTTTGTGCAGGTACAAGTATTTATTTTAGTCAAACCGGTACAAGTTGGATGGAAATAAATAGAAGTAGTGTTTCTGTTAGTGGTGTAACTAAAACAGCATTTGAACTTCTTTCAGTTTTAACTAGAACTAATCAAGCACAATGTCAGTTTGCTTTATTTGAAAGTGCTACATCAGATTATGGAACATTAGTTATTGCTGATGGAGTTAATAAACCTTATGCATTTAGAATGGAAGGTACAGGTGCATTAAATACAAGAACATTTTTTGGTGAAGAAATTACTGTTACAGGTACAAAAGGAGTTGAATACATAACAGTACATGATAAACATTTAATAGCTGCTGGAGTTGAAGATAATTTAAATACTATATTTTATAGTGGTACTTTAGACCCAACAGATTTTACTAGCACTGGTTCTGGTTCGATTGCTTTAGAAGACCAAGTAAAAGGTATTAAAAGTTTCCGTAATGAATTATTTATATTTTGTGAAAACTCAATATTTAAATTACAGAATATAAATAATTCTAGTACGATAGCTGTAGTTCCAGTTACTAAAAACGTAGGTTGTTTAAGTGGTCATAGTATTCAAGAAATTGGTGGTGACTTAATATTTTTAGCACCAGATGGATTAAGAACAGTAGCTGGTACAGCAAGAATTGGAGATGTAGAGTTAGGAACAGTTAGTAGTAATATACAAAATATTCTTAGTGATTTAGCAGAAAGCATAAATATATTTACAATTAATAGCGTAGTGTTAAGAGAAAAATCACAATACAGATTATTTTATACAAATACTGGAGCTTCAGATGCTACACAAAGAGGAATTATAGGAACACTAAGACCTAATGGTTTTGAGTGGTCTGAAACTAGAGGATTAGAAGTTACTGCTATTGGTTCTGGTTTTGATAATAATGGAGTTGAACAATATTATCATGGTGATACTAATGGTAACGTTTACTTACATGACAATGGTAATGATTTTAACGGCACTGCTATTTTAGCAAGATATACTACACCAGACTATGATTATGGTGATTTAGGAACTTTAAAAACTTTACACTTTCTTAGAGTTTCTATGGCAACAGAAGGTATTGCAGAACCTGATGTACAAATTAAATTTGACTTTAATAGTTCAGATATTCAACAGCCTTCGGATTTATTTGATTTAGGAGTTATAAATCCACCTTCATTATTTGGTGATGCAGTATTTAATACAAATAAATTTGCTGGACAAAATAATCCAATGATAAGAGTACCTCTACAAGGCAGTGGTACAAGTAATAATTTTACAATAATAAGTAATGATACAAAACCAAGTTACACAGTTAACGGACTTTACGTAGACTTTATACCTTCAGGTAGGAGATAATTATGGCACAAACATATACAAGACAGAGCTCATTTGCAGATGGAGATACTATAACTGCTGCTTTGTTTAATGATGAATATAACCAGTTAGTAAATGCTTTTGCATACTCTTCAAGTAGTGCAAGTTCTACTGGACACCGACACGATGGTACTGCTGCTCAAGGTGGTAATATATTTAAAATTGGTGATTTAGACTTTTTAAATAAAATAGAAGTTGATAGTTCTAATAATAGATGGGGATTTTATGTAGAAGTATCTGCTGCTGCTGTAGAACAAATTAGAATACAAGATGGTGCTATTGTTCCTGTTACTGACAGTGATATAGATTTAGGAACAACTTCATTACGTTTTAAAGATACTTTTACTGACTCAATAACTACTACAGGTAATGTTGATGTTGGAGGTAATTTAACAGTCACAGGTACTACAACTTTTAATGGTGGTACAATTACTATGGGTGATGCTGCAGATGATAATGTAGTTTTTGGTGCAGATGTTAACTCAAATATTATTCCTAATACAGACAATACATACGACTTAGGAAGTTCTTCTCAAGAGTGGAAAGATTTATATGTTGATGGTGTAGCTTATTTAGATGGTATTAATTTTAATGGTACAGCAATTACTTCAACTGCTGCTGAACTTAACATTCTTGATGGGGTAACAAGTACTGCTGCAGAACTTAATATTTTAGATGGAGTTACAAGTACAACTGCTGAACTTAATATTTTAGATGGAGTTACTTCTACTACTGCTGAGTTAAATATACTTGATGGTGTAACAGCTACAACAGCAGAATTAAATATACTTGATGGTGTTACATCAACTGCAGCAGAACTTAACATTCTTGATGGTGTTACTTCAACTGCAGCAGAACTTAACATTCTTGATGGGGTAACTGCAAATGCATCTGAACTAAACATTCTTGATGGAGTTACTTCAACTACTGCAGAATTAAATATTTTAGATGGTGTTACTGCAACTACAACTGAATTGAATTTACTTGATGGTGTTACATCTACTACTGCAGAATTAAATATTCTTGACGGAGTTACCAGTACTGCTACAGAACTAAATTTACTTGACGGTGTTACTGCAACTACAACTGAATTAAACTATGTTGATGTAGCTACAGCAGGAACTGTAGAAGCTTCTAAAGCTATTGTAGTTGATAGTAATAAAGATTTTACTGGTGGTAGAAATATTACTATTACAGGTGAACTCGATGCAGCTACATTAGATATTAGTGGTGATGCAGATATAGATGGAACACTTGAAGCTGATGCTATAACAATTAATGGAGTTACTTTAGCAGAAACTATTTCTGATACTGTAGGAGCTATGGTAACAAGTAATACTGAAACTGGTATTGCCGTTACTTATGACGACAGTGACAATACTTTAGACTTTGTAATTGGCACACTTAACCAAGATACTACAGGTAATGCAGCTACAGCTACAGCATTAGAAACAGCTAGAACAATACATGGAGTTTCTTTTGATGGTACAGCTAATATAGATTTAACAGAAGTTGTACAAGATACTGTAGGAGCTATGTTTAGTTCAAATACTGAAACAGGTATTACTGCAACATATCAAGATAGTGATGGTACTATTGATTTAACAGTGACAGGTGCAGCAGTTACTAATATTGCTGATGCTGATGGCGATACTAAAGTTCAAGTAGAAGAAAGTTCTGACGAAGATACAATACGTTTTGATACTGCTGGTACTGAACGTATGGTAATTACTTCTGGAGGAGATGTTTCTATAGGTCCGAACGGTTCTAATCCTTTTGGGATAAGTTATACAGGAACAGACTTTGCAGTAAGCGAAGCATCGGGAACTGCTAGTATTCAATTAGACGGTGGTAATGCAGCAAGAATGGATTTTGGTGTAGGTGGAACTGCATTATTTAGAATATACAATGACACCTCAAACTACACTGAATTTAAGAGAACAACTGACCATCCAATTATTTTTAATGTAAATAATGCAGAAACTGCAAGATTTTTAAGCACAGAATTAAAACTTGCCTCTGGTAAAAAACTTGTTGGTGGTGGCTCAAGTGTAGATTTTACAATTCAATCAGAACACAGAACTGAAATCATAGGAGCTAGTAAAGGAACTGTTATATTAAAAGACCAAGGAACTGCTTATGCTTTGTTTGAAAGACCTACAAGCACAAACGATTTTGATATACAAAATCCTATTTCAGACGGAGATATAACTTTTGTTGGAAATGATGGTGGTAGCACAATAACAGCTCTTACTCTTGATATGTCTGATGCTGGAAGGGCTATGTTTAATGGCTCTATTGATATTGGTGGTGGTAATATTACAAGAACTGGAGATTTAACTTTAGATGGTTCTGGAGATTTAATTCTAGATGCAGGTGGCGATAATATAAAATTTACTGATTCTGGAACAGAAATAGGACAAATTGATATGGGTTCTCAGAACCTGACATTTAGGTCGCAAGTTGATGATAAAGATATAATATTCAGAGGTCAAGATGGTACTTCAGAAATTGTAGCTCTTACGCTAGATATGTCAGAAGCTGGTAAAGCCATTTTTAATGGAGATATAGCAAATGCTTCTGGAGATATGACTATTGATGTTGCAGGGGATATTATCCTTGATTCTGATGGCTCAAGTATAAGGTTTAAAGATGGGGGTACATTAAATAGTCGTCTGGGATTAGATAGTGCAGGTCTTATTGTAACAGTAGAAGGTGCAGATAAAGATTTTTTTATAAATGGAGATGATGGCGGTTCAGCGATTACAGCACTTAGGGTAGATATGTCAGATGCTGGTGCATTAATTTGTAATGGTAATGTTACAGCTTTTGGTAGTCCTTCTGATATAAGATTAAAAGAAAATATTGAAGTTATTCCTGATGCTCTTGATAAAGTAAAACAATTAAAAGGAGTCACTTTTAATTACAAAAAAGATGGAAATAAAAGCACAGGACTAATAGCACAAGACTTAGAAAAAGTATTACCTGAAGTAGTTTATGAAACTTCTGATATAGATAATGATGAAGAAAAACACTTAGCTGTTCGTTATGGGAATACAGTAGGTTTATTAGTTGAGGCTATTAAAGAATTAGAAGCTAGAGTAAAAGAACTGGAGAATAAATAATGGCAATAAATTATACATGGAATGTAAATACTGTAGATGTTAAAGAAATAAACGGAAATACTGATACTGTTTTTAATGTACATTGGGTTCTTACTGCAACTGATGATACTAACAATGATGCTGAAGGAAATCCACAAACTGCAACAGCTTCTAGTACTATAGTTTTAGATACTTCAAGTATATCTAATTTTATTCCTTTTGAAGATTTAACTGTAACTAAAGTGCAAAGTTGGGTTGAAGATGCCTTAAATAAACGAGATGATACTAAAGTAGAAATTATAAAAAATGTTCTTGCTTCAGACATAGCAAATAAAATTAATCCACCTTTTGAAACTAAAACTTTACAAACTAAATAATGGCTTTACAAACTTCAGGTGCTATATCTTTAGACCAAATTCATGTTGAAGCTGGTGGTACTACTGGTACTACATGTTCTTTAAATGATTCTGATATTAGAAATTTAACTGAAGCTTCTGGTAAAACTATTAATAATACATTAGGAACTACTGTAGACTTTGATGACTTTTATGGTGCTACTAATATTCCAACATGGACTACTACAATTACTAATGGTCAAGTTAATAGAAGTGGAGTAGGACCTAACTATGGTACTATTAATGATTTTAGGCATGGTTATATAAAACAAAATTTTGGAGATACTGCTGACGTAGGTAGCATAACTGATGATGCAGACCAATATTATTTTGACAATAATCCACTTAAATCAATAATGTGGCGAAATATTACAGGAGATAGTGCACAAGTAGGTTTTAAAGGTGTATTTGTAAGAGCTCAAAAAGCTAATGCTACTATATCTAATACAGATGCAGGTGCATTTAAAACAATGAAAGTAACTACTTCTACCAGTTCTGTTACTACATTAAATAGGTCAGATGCAACTTTTAGTTCTTCTAGTGGTGGTACTGATACTTCTTTACATCATAATACATGGAATTGGAGTGGTTCTTATACAAGCACAGCTACTTTAGGTGCTAGTGGTACAAATTCAACAATACTTTTTAGTCGTACTTAAATTAAAATATGAGTGAAATAAAATTAAAAGAAGAATCTATGGAAGATACCTTAAAAAATAAAGTATCGGGAGCTAGATTAGATTTTGATGAAAATAATAATCCTTTTTATAGATTAACTATGTATTTAAAAGAACCACATACTGATATTGAATATTATATGGAGTTAAATAAAAACGACAGTAAAGAACTTATAATACAAAAAGAGGATGGAAATTATGTAGAAGAAGAAAATGTTAAATATTTATACCAGATGTGGAAAGTTGATTTAAATTCAACAAGATTACTTAAAGTATGGAAAGAAGGAGAAAAGGGAATAGATATTCCTGAAGAATGGTGGGATGAGGGTGTAACATCAGTTCCTTTTGATACTGCCATGTGGGATGAAGTTTTTGTTGATAAAGAAAAAGTAAAGATAGATTATAATATAACTGTTGTTGGAAATGAAGCTGATAGAGTAACTGAATTAGTAACAAAGATTAAAGAAAAATTTCCAAATGAAAAAGATTTTTATGTAAATGACCATACTATTATTGGTGAATATTTAGATAATCATACAATAAGACCGCCATATAAATCACATAATACAGTTACTCTTTACTATATGTATTATGATAAAACTGAGTATAAAAAATTATTAGAAGAATATAAAGTTCCACATCGAGATTTGTATTCATATAAATTTTGGTATGGTCATAAATATGATATTGATTCAAGTAAAAGATTATTAAAAGTAGTAATACAAGATTCAGATGCAGCAAGTAATTATCAAAAACATCCAGATTCTTTTATTCCTAGACCACAGCTACCAGTTTGTATGGATGCATATTTTGCAAAAATATATTCGGAAGATGGTACAGAAGCAGATGAATATGATGTCTTTTTTTCAACAACATCTGATATAATGCAAGAATATTGTGAAAAAAATAATCTTAAATTTCCTCTGCCAGATAATAGAATACATGACCATGTTTGGGTTTTCGGTCTTGTTTATGATAAAAATACTTTAGAAATAAAACAAACTAAAGCATACGTTAAAGTAGTTCAAAATCCTGAAAACTGGTTTGCTTTTGCTTCAAGTAGATAATGAATTTAGAAAAAGAAATAAAAAAAATTAATAAAAAATTCTATATAAAAATAGAAGAAGAAAAAAAATTTAGAAAAAACTTTAACATAAAATTTTATAATTAATATGGAACTATCATCATACTTAATCTGGAATGCTTTTATAACATTAGTTTTAGCTCCAATACTTTATAACATTCGACAAAATGCTCAAGAAAATAAACGTATTGATATTTTGTTAAATAAAACTAGAGAAGAGATTGCTAGAGACTATGTTACTAAAAATGAGTCCAGAGCAGTTATGAAAGACTTAGTAGATAGGTTAGATAAATTAGATGAAAAGCTTGACAAACTCTTTGAATTAAGGTAAAATAGTAAATGAAAAAGAAATACAAAAGAGCAGGAACTACTTCAGAACGTCAAGACTATCGCAAAGGTGGTCTTGTTGGTGATAGTAAAAGAGTAAAAGTTTATGGTGGTGGAGGAGGTTATGGTCCTTCTTTTAGTTCACAATATTCCGCAGCTTTAGCAGGAAATATACCAGACTTCTCTGGGGTGGATTTTAGTGGACTATCAATACCTACAAATGCACCTGCACCTAAACCTGAACAGCCTCCTGCCCCTTCAATATTTGAACCAGCACAAGCTACACAAGGACAAGAATTAGTAACTCCTCAAACACAAAGTAATAATACAACAATTGTACAAGGACAAAGTAGTATAGGTGTTGAAGATGTTGGAACAATTGCAGGAGAACCTAAAGTAAATATACTTGGACAACCAATAGGAGGAACTACCATGTCAGAAGGAACTTTAAAACCAGAAGATGTAGATAGAAAAAGAAAAGATTTAGAATTACAGGCAGCAGGTCGTGGTATTCAAACTACTCCTATGCAAGTTAAAACTTTAACAGGTCAAGTAACAGGAGGAGAGTTAGAGCCGGGAACTGGAGATTTAGGTGGAGTACAAACTATAACTGGTACAACTGGACAAGTACAAGCCCCAGAACAAGTTACTACTGCTGCACCTACTCAAGCTGCTCAACCACAACAAGTAGCTCCTGCACAAATAGGTGCGGTTGAAACTGTAACTACTCAACCTACTCAAGCTGCGGTAGGAACTGTTAGTGATAAATCAGTAGCAGAAAAAGTAGATGTTAGTACTGTACCTACTATTACTGGTGTTAATGTAGATATTAAAGAAGGAGCATTAACTGATAGAGTAGTTGCTCAAATGTCTCCTGAAGCAGTTGCTCAAGCTGCTCAAGTAAATGGTTTAGATGTTAGAAGAGTCACTAGAGCAAAAGAAGAATTAAGAAATGCTGGTATAGATGAAATAACTATTGCAGAACTTGGTAATGACCCTGCAGCTCTAGAAAACAGATTAATGAATCTGACAGATAAAGATAGAGGTTTAGTTGCTGGACTACCTGAAGAAGCTTTAGTTAGTACACAAATGAATACTCTTTTAGCAGGTATTGAACAAGGAACTGTACCAACATGGGCAAGACCTGCAATGGCACAAGTAGATGCTATTCTTGCTCAAAGAGGTTTAGAAGCTTCTACAGTTGGTAGAGATGCATTATTAAATACAATTATTCAAAGTGCTTTACCAATAGCACAAAGTAATGCTCAAGCTATACAAACATCATTAGCTCAAGAAAGAGCTACAGAAGCTCAAGTAGCAATTAAAGATGCTGAGTTTAGACAGCAAACTGCTCTTACAAATGCTAACAATGTTTTTAAATTAGACTTAGCACAGTTTAGTGCTGACCAACAAACTGCTTTAGCTAATAGTAAATTTTTACAAACTGTAAGTTTAGTTGAATCTAATAATGACCAACAAGCTGTTATTCAAAATGCTGCATTATTATCTCAAGCTAATTTAGCTCAAGCTACTGTTGACCAACAAAGACAGATAAATAATGCTAAAGCATTTTTACAAATGGATATGGCTAATTTAAATGCTGAACAACAAACTAATGTACTTAATGCTCAACAAATACAACAAGCTGCACTAAGTAATGCTGCTGCTCAAAATGCTGCTAAACAATTTAATGCTACTAGCGAAAATCAAGTTAATCAGTTTATGGCTACTCTTGCAGCAGATACTGAAAAATTTAATACTACACAGATGAATGCTATTCAACAGTTTAATGCTACACAAGCAAACGCTGCTGCAGCTAGAGATTCACAAAGAAGTTTTGATTTAGAAAAATTTAATACTGGTATAAGAAATCAAATAGAACAATTTAATACTGCATTAGAAAATAATAGAAGAGAGTTTAATGCTAAAAACAGTTTAGCTATTGCTCAGTCTAATGCTCAATGGCGAAGACAAATAGCAACTGCAGATACTGCTGCTATTAATGCTGCTGCTGAACAAGCAGTTAAACAAAATTTTTCATTAACTTCACAAGCTCAACAAGCTTTGTGGCAAGACTTGAGAGACCAAGCACATAATATATTTACAGGTGCTAGAAAAGATAAGGACATAGTAGCTCAAATAGTTGCAGATTTTGCAGCTAATCAATTTGCAAATGATGCAGCTATGAACGGTATGTTAAAAGTAGTTAAAAGTACAATAACAAGTCTAACAGACTATTCAATATCCTAGGAGGTGCGACTTCTTTAAGAAAATATTTAAAGGTGTAGGAAAAGCAGTTAAGGGTGTTGTCAAAGGTGTTGGCAAAATCGTTAAAGGTGTTGGTAAAGCAGTTAAAGGTGTTGCCAAAGGTGTCGGTAAACTTGTTAAAAAGGCATGGAAGAATAAATATATTCGGGCAGCACTACTAATCGCTGCAGTTGCTACGGGAGTAGGGGCTATTGCTGTAGCTGGAGCTACTGGAGCAGGGGCTGGTGGTATATTAGCTGCTACAGGTCTTAAAGGTGCATCGGCATTTGGTGCTTTAATGAAAGCTGGATTTGTAGGGTTTTCTGGAACTCTGGGAACTACTGCAGGATTATTAGGAGCTGGAGGAAAATTTGCTTTAGGCTCTAGTATTTTAGCTGGTGGTTCTGCTATTACTCCAGTTGCACCTACAACAGCAGCAGCAGGTGCTTTTGGTACTACTGTTGCTTCTACTGCTCCTGTTTCATTAACTTCTACAGGAACTGCAGGAGGAGCTCTTAGTACTGCTGCTACACCTATTTCTGGATTAACTACAACAGCTTCTACAGGAGCTTTTAGTACTGCTGCTCCTATTACTAGCAGTTTAAGTTCTGTTGCCCCAACTACTTTTAGTTCAACTTTGGGGGCAGGAGCAACAACTGGTGGAGGAACATTTATTGGAGGATTAGGAGCAACACCTACAGGACCAATGAGTCTTGCACCTACAACAGCAGCAGGAACTTTTACCACTTCTGCACCTATAACAACAAGTAGTAGTGTAAGTGTAACAGGAACAGCAACTTCTACTTCACCAGTACTTAGAGGTACAACTCCTAAAAAATTTGGATTTTTAAACGATTTAAAAGAAGGCTTAAAAGGTGGTGTTATAGATGGTGCAAAAAGTCTTGTATCAAATGGTCTTTATAATTTAGTCATGCATGGTGATATTAAAGGAGAAAAATTTGAACAAGACCTTACAGCTACTGGTAGCGGACAAGCTAGTAGTTACCTAGGTAGTTATGCTTTACCGAGTGATATAGATTTTCAAGCTTCTGGTATAGGTGGTGATACTATTGGCAATACTTATGTCAGTATGTTACAAAATTTAAATTATGGTACGGGTTCTCTTGATTATGCAAGACATACCAATATGGCTCTTATGAGAGGAATCCAAATACCTCAAATACAATATGCTTAGTTATGTTAAAAAAAGATAAAAAGTTAAGAAAAGTTGTTAATCCTACAGTAAGTGGTGCAGCTTTAGAAATAATAAATGAGTTAGATAAAAATGATGTAGCTCTTGAAGAATTTACTGGTGGTGATTTTTTTGAAAGACCAGATAATCGTGGTGAAGAAAGATTACCTTTAGCAGATGTAAAAAACTCAGAAAACATGGCAGAAAATTTAGAGTTTATAACATCTCATTTATCTGAAAGACAAGATGTTCCCGGAGCTTCTTTAACAAATGACCCAGAAAAACCTTACCCTTGGGAGCAACCACCACAGTTTGCAAATCCTAGAGAAGCACAAGACTATATGTACACTTTACTTTCTACTCCAGAAGTAGCAGGAGATGTAGTTACAGCATTAGGTCAAGGTATATCTGTAATGGACTTGACAAGTTTATTTATATTTACTGGTTTTATTAGTGGTAAATTTACTCCAGACGTAGGTTTATTAATTGGTGAATCAACAGCATATTTTATTATGGCTCTTGGAGAAATGGCTAACATTGAATATCACATTGAAGATGATGATACAGATATAGATGAGTTTATCGAAAAAGATGTAAATGATAAAATCATGGAATTAAATAACATGGAAAGAATAAGACAGTTATCAAATCAAAATAAAGTTCAAAAAAGTGATATACCAAAAGAAATTTTGACAGAAGCAGAACAAAGAGTTGATACAAGTTTATTAGCTCCAACAGAAACAGAAGATAATAATTTATTAGATAGGACAGAGTAATGGCAAGAGAAATAGATTTAAGTGGAATAGCAGCAGGAGTACAACAAGCTAATCAAGGTAGAAGAGATTTTGTTAAAGATGCTTTTGACGATGCAAGAGATGACAGGTTTAAATCAAAATTTGTAGAACCTTTTATTCGAGAAACTGTTTTAGATGGTCCAGAAAGAAGACGAAAAGAACGTCTTGAACTTCAACTACGTGGTCCTGAACTTATAAATAGTATTAATAAATCTAAAGCTGGATTAATTAATAGTCGTAGTGAAGCTTTAAGAAGTACATTTGATAGAATTGAAAATTTTGCAGATGGTCCTGAAGCTGGAGCAAAAGTAATAGCAAGAGAGTTAATGGCTAAGTCAGACATAGGTAAACAATTTTTAGGAAGTGGTATATTTAGCCTTAATCACCCTCAATTTAAATTTATTCCACAATCTCTTAAAAAAGAAATGATTCAACTGTATGAAGAAAGAATTAATAAACAAGCTGAATTTATTTTAAAAACTCATAATGAAATAAAAGACTCTGGAATTTTAAAAAACTATGATGTAAGCAATGCTTATTTAATGAGTCAAGATAATTATGACAAAGTAACTGCTGCAATTAATTTAGACGTAGGATTATCTGACCCATTTAGACGAGGAGTTAATGCTATATTTGGTGATGACGAAGCTGCTGATGTTGCAATGCTTTATAAACAAGCTAATGTACTTCAAGATAAAATAAATAGATTTTATAATGAGTCTGAAAAGTTTGTTAACTTAAGTAAAACTGTTGTTAAAATGGATGATAACTTAGAAACTTATTTGGATGCTGTTAATAATCTTGATAAAACTAAATATGAAAATTTTACTAAAAATTCTAAGAACGCAATTAATCAAATTGGTACAGATAAAGAAAGCGAACTTTATAAAAATGTTTTTACTACCGATGCAGGTGTTTTAGCTCAATGGAATGAGGGTGATTTAATTGATAAAGAAAAAGGACTTTATACTGCTAATCCAAAAAGATTAGAAGGTAGTAGAACTGTTTTAAATCCTTTTGGTGTGGAAGTAGAGGACTGGATTCCATTTAATGATATTTATGCAGTAGCTGAAGAAAAAATTACTTATCGTCAAAGAGCTGTTATTGATGGTAAATTAGTTGAAAGAGATGTTCCAATGCAAGAAAAAGACTTTAGAGCATTTTTAGGTAGAATGGTAACTAATCTTGCTACTGGTTTAAAATTTGAATCTGAAAGAAATGGTAATCCTACAGCTAAAGACGATACAGGTTATTTAGCTGCTGCTTATAGACTTTTAGCTCAAAATGGTTATATAAGAATGAAAGATGCTAATAATATTGAAAAGGGTTTAATTCTTGTAAACCCTTTAAGTAGTAGCAATGTTATTTCTGGAAGTGGAGCACTTTCTGTAGAGGAAAGAGAACTATTAGGCATTGATAATTTATACAATATGGGTGTGAATAGAACAATAAAAGATGCTGAAGAAACTGGTGGAGGCGATGATGAAAAATTTGTTCAAACTATTACAGCTAATGCAGAAAATGATATAGAAGAAGAATTAGACGAAACTGAAGATGTCGATGATAGAGAAAGACTTTTTCTAGCTTTAGATGATGTTAATGATTCAAAGCTTAGTAATAATGCCAAGCGTAGATTAATTGTAAAACAACTAATTGCTCCTACTAAAAGTAATCAAGGAGTATCTTATGTATACGATTCAGCATCAGGTTTAACATACACTGCTGGAGAATTGACTAAAGCAGATGCAGAATCTATTTACAAAAGACTTCTTTTAGTTAATGAAGTAGACTCAGACCCTGAAATAAGAGGTTTAATAGATGCAGTATTTACTGATGATGTAGATGGTCAAATGACTGATATACTAGATATGAGAAGAAATCTTAGAAGACCAAATTTGCTTAAACCTACTCTGACTGCTTTATCAAACTTTAATGATAGACAACAACGAGCTTTTGATTTAAAACAATTAGAAGACTATGCTAATGGTAATAGTTTTATAAGTTCTAACAGACTAAAAACATTATTTAAAAAATATGATTTAGAAGCAAACGCTAGTCAAGAAAAAGTTAAAGAATTTTTAAGAAACATATAATATGTCTTTATTTGATATTAAAACTCCTAATTTAGAGGAGAATAAACCTGTTGAAAAACAGCCGATAACTTTACAAGATGAACCAATTAATCATCGTGGTGAGGGTAATTTTTTATTAAAAGATGCTCAGAGTAAAAATTTATTTACTATTGACGATTCTAAAATTAAAACTACATCTTTTAATCAACAACCTTCTCAATTAGATTATAGAACTCTAAAACCTGATTATGGTGTTACAGACTTTGAAAATAATAAAGAAGTTATTAGAGATGCCGAAAAAGTTTTAGGATATTTTGGCAGTAATGATGAGATTGTTGAGTGGTTAAGAGATGCTGAAATAAGCACTACGAGTTTAGTTGCTAGAGCATTTAAAGCAAAGAATGCACCAGATGATGTAAAACTAGCTTATGCTAGACTACAAAATAATTTTCGCAAAGCTAATTTAAAAAATCCTACTGAGTGGATTGGCTTACTTAAAAATGGTTTTGTAGATGTAATGGCAGACCCATTAACTATTATTTCTTTATTAGCTGCTCCTTTTACAGCAGGAGCTTCTTTTGCTGCTAAAACTGCATTAAATCAAGCTATTAAACAAGGTCTTAAAAGATACAGTCTTTCAGAAGCTACGAAGTTAGGTACAAGACCAGCAATATTAACTGGAATAGAAGGTGCTGCTTGGTCAGGCTTACATAACTATTACAATCAAGACTTAGATATTAATTTAGGACTAAGAAATAATCTTGATTTAAATGAGTTATTAACAGTTACTACTACAGGGGGAGTGCTTGGTGGTGCATTAGGTTTTACATCTGGAGCATTAGATGGTCGTAAATATTTTAAAAAATCATACATCTTACATAATGCTGATGAGCAAATTAAAGTTGCCGACTCTAAAACTAGAAAGCAAGTAGTAGAAACAGAACAAGCTTACGATGCAGTTTTGCCTACCTTTAACAGTCCTAAAGTATTAATAGAAAGAGCTATCGGAGGATTTTTTGGTAAAGCTACTACTCCGTTATTGACTATTGCTAAGTCTTCTAAAACTTTAGATTACTTTTTAAGACAGCTCCGTTATGATTATGGTCGTACAACTTTTGGTTCTAACTTTAAAGAAGAAACAGGTGAAGAAGCTTTATCTTTATTTGAAGGTATAGCTCGAGGTTTTGGTAAAAGGCATTATCCGTTAGAACAAATATTTAATAAATTAGGCAGAACTTCTAGATACGAAAACTTTTTTCAAGCAAGAATTACTGGAGAAGACAATGCAGCTCTACTTAAATTATTACAGACTAGAGGAACAGCTAAACAATTTGAGTACAATAAAGAAGTTTTAGATATTTCTGATGAAGTAAGAGAAGCCTACAAAGGTATAAAAAAATTATTAGATGATACTTTTGATGAAGGTGTTGATGTAGGTATTTTTAGAAAACAAAACAGAGTTCAAAATTATTTTCCAAGAATATTTTCTTTTGGTTTATTACAAGCAAATAAATCACAATTTAAAGCTTTATTAAAAAAACATGGTTATGCTACACCTGTAAATACAAAAACAAAAAAATATCAAAAATATTATAATAAATTAGAATTAGATAAACCAGAAGGTGAAAGAACTATTGAGTTAGGTATTCCTGCTGATGCCAGAACTATTGACCAAGAAGCTTTTGGACTACAACAAAAATATGGTGTTGATAGTTTTGAAGACTTGGCTATACAAAGAGGAGCTAAAGAATCTGAAGTAGCTGAAAAAGCTATTGATTTAAAAGCAAATGAAATAGTTGAAAATATGTTAGCAATGCGACATACTCCATTTGAATTTAGACCTACTGGAAGTGTCGGTGCTGGAAAAGGCTACATGCAACATCGAGTGTTTACTAAGATACCTGATGACGAATTAGTAAACTTTTTAGAAACAGATGTTACTGATGTTTTAACAGATTATTTTACTAGCACAACTCAGACCATAGAAAGAACTAAAAGATTTGGTTTAACTCTTGGTGACTTTGATGAAAAAATTATTCAAAAAATAGAACAAGAACTAAGTGATAATTTACCTGCAAATTTAAGTACAGAACAAAGAATAAAATATGGTGAAGATATTCAAACTATTTTGCAGAGAGTTAGAGATTTGCATGGTAAGAGTACAGGATTAGATGTTGATAGACCTGTTACTTTAGGTGGGGGTAGACTACAAACTATTTCTGAATGGGGTAGATTAACTCAACAAGTAGCTCACTTACCTTTAGCAGTTATTTCAAGTATAACAGAACCTATCATTATGTTATCGAGAGTAGGGGTCACAGATGCTCCTGCAGCCGTAGTAGAAATAGGAAAGTCTATTGTTAAAGGTATACAAAAAACTGTAGACAGAACTATACAAGGAGCAAAATCGGTTGCTACTGGTAAAAAAGTTACTTTTAAAGACTTGGATGACGATTATTGGAAAGAGCTTTATGATGTTGGTTTAGCTTTAGAATCTGCAACACTTGATGGTTTTGATAGACTTGCAAGTGGTGATGCCTTAACTGGTAGAAGAGCTAAGGGTTTACAGAATATGTTCTTTAAAATGAACTTTCTTACACAATGGACACAATCAGTTCAAGCAGCTTCTTTTGTAACAGGGCAAAAAATTATCAGACGAAATGCTCAAAAGCTTTATGAAGATTCTATTGGGGCAATAACTTTATCTACTGGTAATTTTAGAAACGCTGGAGTAAATCAAAAAGATTATTTAATAGGACAATTAAATGAATTAGGTATTGACGAACAAGATGCAATTAATTGGTATCGTCAATCTTTAAATGAAAATAAAGAATTTGATGTAAATTTATCTCAACAATTAGATTTTTATTCTGAGAAATATTTACCCGGAGCAGGAAGATTTGTTAACGAGGTTATTCTTAACCCTTCTGTTGCAGCAGCAAATAAACCATTAATGTTTAGTAGCCCCGCAGGGAAATTACTATTTCAATTTGCTGGTTATCCGACTGCATTTAATAACATTGTAATGAAAAGGTTTGTAAATGAAAGTTTTAAATACCCGATGTCTGCTTCTCCTAAAGTACTAGGGGCTACTTTAGCTATGACTTCAGTAGCCGTATTAGGTAATTATTTAAGAAGTGAAGGTACTTCTTTTGTGGACTATCAAACTGGTAGACCAAAAACAGAGGGTGAAATAATAGCAGATGCTTGGGCAAGATGGGGAGGCTTTGCTTTCTTTGATTATGCTAGAAGAATAAATCAAAATTATAAATATGGTTCAGGAACTATTGGTTCACTAGCTAAAGGAGTAACTGGTCCTTTACCTGCAGATGTAGTTGACATGATTTTATATAGAAAAGGTATTTTTTCTATAGGAGCTTCTAACACACCTTTCTATGGAGCTATGGGTTTATTTGATAAAGATGCTCAAAAAGCTTGGCGAACAGCAGGAAGAGAACTAGATAAAAAAGTAGAAGGATTTATTTTTGGAGAAAAAAAATCTTCATCTAATAGCAGAAGGACCTATAGAACTGGAGGACCTGCTGTTAATGTTCCTAATGCTCCTGATAGACCAGAAGAAAGAGTAAATAAAAATACTGGTGTACCTTATGATTTAGAAGCTGGACCAACTGCACAGCCTGAAAAGAACAGAGCAGGTTTGAGTGAAGAAGGAAAGTTATTAGCAACAATGCAACGCAGACAAAGAAAAAATCAAGGACTAGAAGTAGAAGGCTATGACTCTTATTTACAAAGTATGAGAAGTTGGGAAAGTGACCACGGTAATACTCCTATAAGAACACATGATGCTAGAGAAAAAAATTTAAAAGAAAGTGAAAGAAGTTTTGATATTGCTTATGGACATAAAATTACTAAAGATGAATTAAGAACTGGAAAAATATATGGTATAGATTTTATTAATTTAAAAACAGGAAAATATATACCTCTTACAGAAGAGCAAAAAATATTTATTCAGAAACAAGATATAAATACAAATGTAAAAAATGCTTTAAATAGTGGCTGGAGGGAAAAATTAAAACAAAGAAATTTAACATTTGAAAATTTACCATCACAATATAAGTTTGCTTTAGCTGATTTAGCTTACAATGTTGGAGGAACTAAGGCAGGACAAGAATGGACTGCTATATTTGATGATATAAAAAATAATAATACTGCTTCTTTTGTTAAAAATTTAAGAAGACAAGACGGTGGTAAAAATACTGCAGGTATGGATAACAGAGCTGCAAAAGCTGCTTTTAAAGCAGGTCTTATAAATAATAGAAGAGAAGCTATAGAATATGGTTTATCTTTAACTAACACTAATGAAATACCTGAATGATACTATACAGAGAAAAAGATTTAGATGAAGCTTACAAGGTAGATTGTAAAGCTCGTACTCGTAATAACATGCCTTGGATAAAGCGAGAAGATTTTAGAAAGATATACGAAGACTTAATGGATTTATATATGATACAACTAAGCCCTAAACAGCTTTTAGAAGTTGAAGAGATTCCTGAAGTATTACTAGACTCATTAAAAGGAATACTAAACAAAAGCTTACACTTTGAACCAGAGGAAAAATAATGGGCTTTCCTTTTGAAATAATTACCATGCTTGGTTCTACTGTACTTAGTGGAGTCATGAGTATCTGGGCAGAAAGTAGAAAGGCAAAAGCAGAAGAACAAAAGCTACTTATCTCTAGAGGTGAGTTTGAAATGAAAGCCATAGCTGCTGCTCGTAATGTAGAGAATGTAGGCTTTCAATGGACTAGAAGAATTATCGCACTAACTGCTATCTTTGCAATCGTAGTACTGCCAAAATTAGTTGCAGTCTTTGCTCCAGATATTTCAGTCACAGTTGGTTATACGCAATTCAAACCCGGATTTTTATTCTTTACACAAGATGTAGAGATATTTAAATGGATAACATTTGAGGGCTTAGTAATAACTCAATTAGATACAAACTTAGTATCGGCTATTATTGGTATGTATTTCGGTGGTAGCTTAGTAAAGCGATGAAAGGATTAGACTATATAGGCATAATAGAAACAGTAGGAATACCCATGGTAGGTGCTATTGGCATGGGGTATTTAGTATGGCTAGTAGTAAAGTTTTTGATGGCAGACATTCATAAAAAATTAGATGTCCAACATCAAATGATTGTTGCCTTGATAGATAGAATCAGGCAAATGGATAATGATATGATTCGGATTGATGCCATGTGTAGAGCTGCAATGGGTCTAGACCCTGATGTCAGCCGAATAGCCAGAGCAGACGGTCAAAAAGACCAACGCAAAGACTAACTCATAAAAACTTTATCAGGTGCTGAATGGCTTGTCTATTCGGTAGAATTAACTATTTTTCACAGGAGGTAAAAGAGTGAGGACAGACGAAACTGTATGCGTATTATGCATAATGTTTTGGGTTGCTTGTGGTATGTTTTATGCTACTGTAACTTTTTAATCCGTATTTTGAACACGGGCATTTAAACAAGATTCAATATAACTATGTATTTCATCAAGTTTAACTGTAGCTTCTCTTATGATAACCCGAAGATTTTCATAGTCTTGTCGGGATAGATATTTTTTAAGTTTCGCTATATCAACTTTAGTTCTTTCAGTGACAAGGTTTCCGCTTTTGTCATACAGTAATCTATAAGCTAAAAGTTGTGCTTCATTTCGTTTCGTTTTCATTGTTAAATCCTGCAAAGGTTAATTTTCCGTAATCACCTCTGAGTCCAGCTTTCTGATATGAAGTAGCTCTACCTTCAAAAAAGTTTTGATGTTCAACTCCCAACACATCGTCTAACCATGTCAGAGGATTATCTTTCTGATTAAAGTTAGGTTTAAGTCCTAACTGTAATAATCTTCTATCGGCAATGTATTTGTTATACGCATACATTTCCTCTTTGGTTAGCCCTTCTATATCTCCCATCTCAAATACTAAGTCAAGAAACTTTTCTTCAAGTTTTACCATCTCTCTACATATCTGATAGATTTCTTTTTTAAAGTCATCTGTCCAGATGTCTAGATTTTCTTTGATAAATTCTCTAAATAATTTAGTCATGGCTTCTACATGTAAACTTTCATCTTTAATAGAGTATGCCACAATCTGACACATACCTTTCATCTTACCAAATCTTTGAAAGTTCATAAGTATAGCGAAGCTACTGAATAGCTGTAAGCCTTCCGTAAAGGCTGAATAAACGGCTAAAGCTTTGGCGATAGTCCTTTTATCAGACTTAATAGCTTTGAGGTCTGTAATGTACGCATGTTTGTCAGACATTTCTTCGTATTCAGCAAAAGCTTTGTACTCTATCTCAGGCATTCCAACAGTATCTAGTAGTAAACTGTAGGCATGTTGATGAATTGCTTCCATGTTACCAAAGGACAGCATCATCATTCTAGCTTCTGGAAGTTTGAAAAGTTGCATATACTTTTCTACATAACCCGAAGCAACATCTACATCTGACTGAGTAAACAATCTGAATATCTGAACTAAAAGATTCTTTTCTGAATCAGTTAATCTTTCATTCCAATCTTTTACATCAGTATGTAGTGGCACTGACATAGGATGCCAATGCATTCTGTTTTGTAAATCGTAATACTCAAACATCCAACTGTAGTCGAATGGTTTGTAGTAATCTCTAGTTTTTAATAAGCTCATTTATCCCTCACAAGCAATACATTCCACATCATCTAACTTTATTCGTGGAACTTTTATATTAACATTCTCTGCAGCTTTAGCAGCATCAGACCTAAAATAATAAAGTGATTTTAATTTATTCGCACCATACCAATGAACATCACTAACATACTGTAAGTATTCATTATGTTGTTCTTGGTCCTGAGTTGAGTCAGGTAAGATAAAAAATAAATTAACACTTTGACTTTGACATATAAACTCTTGTCGTTTATACGCATGTTCAACAACCCAGATTTGATTTATCTCATCTGCGGTTTTAAATACTTCTTTTTCTTCTTTTGTAAATAACTTTAAGTTTTGTATTGACCCACGATTGTCACTAATATCTTGCCAAACTTTCTTACGCTTTTTAGGGTCAGTTATTTTTTTGTTGATGAGTTTTTCGAGGTTTTTGTTTCTAACTTTATAGCTTCCAGATAGCGTTTTGTGAGTGAATACGTTAGCCCTGATGGGTTCGATGGATGGAGAAGTTCCCCCACAAATAATACTGGAACTAGCATTAGGTGCAACAGCAAGGAGATGGCAATTCCTAAGACCAGAATTAGAAATATCAGGAGCTTCCCCCCGTAGTACAGCAAGTCTTCGAGATGCATTGACAGCAGCTCCCTTGATGAACTTAAATAATTTATAGTTGATTCCAGTCGAGAAGATTCCCTCAAAGGGAATGTTTTGATTCTGTAAATAAGAATGAAAACCCATTGCTCCAAGACCAATAGACCTTTCACGATAGGCTGAATAAGCAGCTTTTGTAAAACCTTCTTTGCCTTCTTTAATATGTTTTTTAAATCTCTCATAGTTTGCATTATAACCTCCAAGTGAATTTAAATCGACTGCATTTTCAATAAAGTGTTCTAGTACATTGTCAAGCATAGTGACTAAATCATCAATAAATTTTTCTTCCTTAGACCATTCATCAAAGTGTTCAAGGTTAACACTTGACAAACAACAGACTGCAGTTCTTTCTTCATTAGTAGGTAAAGTTATTTCTGAACATAAGTTGCTTTGTTTTACCTCTAAACCTAAATCTTTTTGTCCTTGTGGTAGAGCATCATTACAATTATCTATATTAACAATATAAGGCTCTCCAGTTTCTGCTCTAGCATCTAATAGTTTAGACCAGAGTTCTCTAGCTTTTATAATCTTAACAGCTTCATTTGTTTTCGGGTCAATCAATCGCCAATCGTCATCTTCTTCTACAGCTTTTAAAAACGCATTAGTTATATTAACTCCATTATGTAAGTTCAAACATTTTCTATTTACATCACCACCAGATTCTTTTCTCATAACCATAAACTCTTCAATCTCTGGATGTGATATATCCATGTAAGCAGCATAGCTACCTCGTCTAGTCACTCCTTGATTAAAAGCTAACATCTGAGAGTCTACTACTTTCATAAAAGGTATTGAGCCAGTAGACTTACTACCATTACTTGTAGGTATACCATCACTTCTAACATCGCCCCAATAACCACCAATACCGCCACCAGAACTAGCTAACCAAATGTTTTCATCATAGTGGCTAGATAAACCTTCACGATTATCAGGAACATAATTAAGAAAACAACTGATAGGTAAACCTCTAGTTGTACCACCATTAGAAAGAATAGGGGTGGAAAACATAAACCAAAGATTAGAAACATAATTATAAATTCTTTGAGCCATGTCAAAGTCGGTTTCTTCTTTAAATGTAGAAACAAATACTGAAGCTCTAGCAAAAGCTTCTTGTGGTGAAGTTTCGTTCTGCCATAAGTATCTATCTTGAAGAGTATCTAAACTAAACTTGTCTAGTTTTTTATCTCTGTCATAGTTTATAATTATTCCTAAATAAGGATGTTCACCCTTTTTTTCCATTCTTTTCCTCCAATCTTAAAATGTAAATTGCTATCATTGTATAGTGTATAATCTTTAGTAAGTCATCAATATTCTTACCATCTTTCTTACCAAACCTCATGGCATATTTCATAATGTTGCCCATAGCAAACCCTTCGCCATAACCAGCATCAAGTATCATGTCAGTAGCTTGATATTTTCCATGTGAATAGTGCTTATCATAAGTACCATCAACATAATGTTCTATCATTTTTAAAATAACTTTTTCATCAAATTTATAATTCATTGTCTTTCCATTCATCAGGTAAATTGCCTTCATAAAACCAACGGAAGTCATTAGACTCTGCCCATTCAGCATGAGTTCTTTTACTGCCGTCTCTTCTTTTCTTAGCTTGAGGCATAGGAGCATAAGGTTTCTGAAAAAAGAAAACCAGTTCAACATT